GCCTATAATTATGTGGTTAATGGCAATCCGACTTTCTCCGGCCTAGTTCAACGCATGGCTGCCAAGACGGATGTAGAACATCATCAAGCTGCAACGCAAAAAGCGAAACAAGCAGCTAAATCAATTACTGGCTCCGCTAGCAGTGGGACTCCCAGACTACAAATCAAAGATATGCGGGAGAATCTCCGGCGGCGAATGACCGGAAACGAGTAGTCTAGATCCGTTGGGGATTCTCTAAAAAGTTAATTTTTTAGGGATAACTCAATGGCAAATTTAGAAGAAGCCGTAGTGGCAACCCTGTTTGATCAATCGGATGCAATCGCGGATGAGATTCTTCATCACAACCCTCTTTTAGCATCTTTAAACGATCAGGGATTAATTCGTAAGTTCAGTGGTGGATACGAGATCCGAAAGCCTATCATGTACAATGATTCGGCTGTCGGTGGATTCTACTCTGGGATGTCAGCTTTCAATCTCGATACAATCGACGATATGACTGCATTCCGTTTTGCTATCAAGCAGGTTTATGAGCCAGTAGCAATCTCAGGGCGTGACCGAAGGGCCAACCGTGATGATGCTATGTTGCTTGACCTTGTTGAAAGCAAGATGAAAGCAGCTGTAGCCCGTTTGAAAAACACAGTTTCCACATCTCTTAGGGGTGATGGTACTGGTTCTGGCGGACTAGAGTTTGACGGTATCAAGAAGGCTCTTTCAACTTCTCCATCTTCCGGCACATACGGATCTATCGACCGTTCTGCTAATACTTGGGCAAGAAACTTGGCAGTGAACGTAACTCTGTCAGCAAGCAACGTCCAGGAGACAATTACAGATACAATCAGCCAGATTGCTAGAGGTGATGAGCAGCCTGATTTGGGACTTATGGACCGTACTGCATGGAAGTACCTACATAGCTCCTTAACAGCTATTCAGCGTATTCAGCTGCCTGTAAAGAAGGCTGTCGCTGGATTCCGTTCACTTAGCTATGACGGTGTGGATTTCGTATTCGATGGTGGATATGGCTCAGCAGTTCTTGAGTCAAACAGCTGTCGTTTGATGAACACAAAGTACTGGACATTTGATATGGTCCGTGGCGCAGACTTCAAACCTCTTGCCCCAGAGATGGCACGTCCTGTTGACCAGGATGCTGTCTTTACCGTGATCATCGTCGAGGGTAACTTGTGTTGCTCCGCTCCTGCATTGCAGGCTGTTATATACGCTTAATTTGTAAAGGAGATGATATGTCACGATCTGGATCGTTTGGTGTTAATTACAAAAAGAGTTATGACGCTACTGTTATTCCACTGCCAGTCAAGATAACAGACCTTGGTTCTTGCCCAGAGGGTGAGTTCCTGTTTGTTCAGGCTGATGGTGCTATTGACCAGTACGCATTTGTTGCAATCGAAGCTGATGGCCAAGCTGCCATGCTGACAACTACTAATGCAGGTTCAAATAACTTGCAGGTAGGTGTTGCTCAGGTAGCTGCTGCTGACAACGAGTATCTATGGGTATGGGTAGGCGGCGTTGGTGGCGGCGGAGCTGGCACTGGCATCAAGGGCAAACTAGCTGCCTCTTATGCTGCTAAAGCAAATATCAATACAACTGCAACTGCTGGTGTAGGTGATGATGCTTCAACAACTAAGATTGCCAATGTTGTAGGTTTATCAACCTTAACTGGCGCTGGTACTGTTGAACTGAAATCAACTGGGTATTTGACCGTCAATTAATTAAAAGGGGAGGGCAACCTCCCCGTTTTTTCAAGAGGATCTATGCCAAGCACAACTAATTTAATTGGGTTAGGGATGCCTCCAGAGCTATCTGTTGAAGTGGCTGACGGTACTTTTTCGACCGTTACAAGCACCAACGCAGTGGTAGCTACTGCTGGTGGTATTCGCACCAAAATGGCAATTAATAACGTAAACGATACTACTCCTACAGCTGCTGAGTTAACCACATCTTTTGGTGCTCCAGCGACTGTAGGAAGCGGATTTGTAGGTATTGTAAAGGATGCTGACGCTGATACTAACTGCTTTGTAGTCGTATCGAACGGGACATCTTACTTTTACCTTAAGTTTACTAAGGCCAGCTAACCTAACGGGGAGGGCAACCTCCCCTATTTTTATTGAATCCTTATGACAGCATTTACCGGAAACACAGTTACTTTAACTCCGACAATCGCAACTGCTACTAGTACGCAGGTTTTAGCTGCTGACGGTTTTAGGAAGTTTTTATTAATACAAAACAACTCCGCTGCTGACATTGCAATCAGCTTTGAGGGAGCTACTTTAACTGGCATTGCTCCTACATCGACAAATAAGTGTTTCGTGTTAAAAAGCACCGCAGGGCTTAACACAATTAGATTTGATACAGCTTTTGTCCCTGGTGGTGCCATTACCGCCTATCAGACCAGCGGTAGTCCGATAAACACCTTGGTAGTAATTCACGGGTAAGCTATAACTATATAGGGGTGGGAAACCTATATATGGAGAAAATATGGCAAGAGTCGATTGGGAAGCAGTAATGAACGGTGGCAATTCAAATAAGCATCCGTATGCCGGAGCTAATGTCCGGTTCTTTAATGCTTATATAGAAAACGCCGAAAAATCATTAAAAGAGGGAAGGCCGATATTTGATGAGATTCCGTCTATCAGCATCAGGTGGCCTGGACAGGACGAGACTGTTACCAGGATAGAGCCACATCATATTGCGATGTTCCAAGAGAAGTACCAGCAATTTAAAGCCGGTAATGAGCCTATAACAGAGGGAACACCAATAGCAGAATGGCCGTTAATGAGCGGTACAGCCATGCGCGAATTGCAGTACATGGGCTTTAGGACCGTAGAGCAGTTAGCAGCTGCCAATGACGAGGTAAAGCGCAAATTAGGGCCATTGGCTAAGTTTATTAAGCTGGCGATTGATTGGCTGGATGCTGCTAATTCAACTCAAAACGACGTAGTAAAACTAAAAGCGCAGTTAGATAAAGCTAACGGGCAGATAGCATCTTTAACTCACAAGTTAGAGCTGTTTATGCAACGTGTAGAGGCTAACGAGGGCACTAAATTTGACAAAGCTTCCTATGCACGTCCAGAGCCAGAAATGGATTTAGATGACGAGGTAGAGGAAGAGCAGGTAGCGCCAAGACCGAGAGGGAGACCTAAAAGCAGATGACAATAGCAACGGTTATACAAAATGTCGCTAATGAGGCAGGCTATACAGTAGAGAGTAACGTTATTGGTTCTAGCGAAACTACGACTAAACAGTTACTAGCTATTGCACAACGTATTAACCGTGACATCTTTGAAGCCTATCCGTGGCCTAAGTGCTACGCATCAGGGTCTATAACCATAGTAGGCGGCCAGGGGACTTATGCTCTTCCGGCCGCTTTTTCGCATTTACAGTACGAGTCATTCTGGAATCAGAGCACCAGGTGGCGCGTGTTAGGGCCTATGAGCGAGCGAGAGTATGCCGATGCCGTAGGGTTTGGGCTAAATACCACTATATACCAGAGATTCCAGATACGCGGTATATCCAACAACGAGCTCCTCATTTGGCCTACCCCAGGAGCTCAATATAACGGCGATACGCTGGTTTTTGAGTACATAGCCGACCGAAGTGTTAGACCTAGAAATTGGGTGACAGGAACGGCATTTACGGCCAATTCTTACTGCTTTAACAACGGGAATTACTATCAGACAACAGCTGGCGGTACTACTGGAGCTACAGCGCCGACCCATACTAGCGGGACCGTATCAGACGGTGGTGTAAACTGGACCTATTACAACGGTGCTTACAGTGAGTTTTTAGCCAATACCGACGTATCTTTTTTCAACGAGAAATTACTGGAGCAGGGTGTCTTAGAGCGGTTTGCTGAGATACACGGGTTAGACACCATACAACCAAAGTTTGAAATGCAACTCCACGAGGAGTTTGGAAGAACCTACGCTGGCAAGATTATCTATGCTGGCGGACAAGAAAGAGCAGAGATGTTTGCTAGAAACGGAACAGCAGTATTTGGGACTTGGATATAATGGAAATACCCCAGCAATTTAGAAATAGCCCCCAAGCGTATGCCATGTATTTGCGTGGGCAGGGTGTGCCTCCTATGC